TTAAAGATGTAACCATTGGCAGGTATCAAAGATACACGGGCAGTCAATTCTGCAAATTCCTCGCGAGCAAGCTCGCGATTATAACCAATGGCTATCTCAAATAGAGACGCGAGCTTACGCTCCAGTCTAGTAAACTAGACCGACTACAGGGTCACTCTGTAGGATTTATGTGATTTCCTCTCCCGGCGTGTCACACACACTCCGCTGTATAGACAATTATTCTGGGCCATACAGATTTCTTCCCAGACTCCATTCATCTCTGTTTAGATGATGGGGTGGCTTTTACGGACATCCATCCAGGTCAGATACCCTCGTTAGGGTATCGGGTCTTTAGCTCCCACATAGTACGCAATGGGAGCACCAGTAAAGAAAAATAACGAAAAATCTTCGCCGATGGAGCAATAAGAATCGAAATTGCACCCATTCTCTTCGTTGCAAAAAGTCATCGTTTCCAACTCATGAAAGAAAGTAGAGTTGGTCACGCTAGATGTTAAATTGGCCTGCTTAGCGGGGCCAAAGCGAAGATGAGAGTAATAAGGTAACTCTACTTCAATAACTGGATTTCGGGTGGTCACTGTCGCTGTATTTCCGTCCCAGGTGTGACCTAAGTGTTGTAAATTGTCATGAGCAATGAACGTGGGACTATCAAGAGGTATCCATTCTGGGGTAGATTCAGCATACCCCGTTGTGGCAGAAGCTACACGACGAACAGACATAGAACAATTCTGAATGATGCCTACAGCCCCAGCTAGTTCCTGAGTTGCAGTCTCGCGCGAACGAACATACTTCCATCGAGTGGATCCACGCCAAGCTGTATAAGCTGGCATAACCCAATTTAATAGTGTGGTTTTAGCATAATTATAAGGCACTCCATTAGAGCTATGAACTCCTCCTGGGGCGTAACCACGGTAATATGGTAAGTTGTTAGCGCGACGTTTATAGAATCGGTGTCCAGTTGTGTAAGTTCCAAACGTTGTGTGCAAATTGTATCGTTTCAACACCTGGCGGAGTGAAACTACTTGTTCGCCAAAATAAACATCGAGTGCGTGATCGGTAGGATCTAGCGAAACATTTGCAAGAACATTATCTGGAGCTATAGTCATGGGCCTCGAAGGCTCTGTTGTATCTTCTTGATCTCCTTTGGGCATGCTTTCCTCGCCTGATTGAGCATCAAGTTTTCCAATCTCTGCCTCCAACCGCTTGTCAATGTATCCTTGCCGAACTTCAGGAGAAAGTATCGCATCGGTAACCCGATCGGCTAACTTATCCTTCCGTTGTTTATCCTTTTCCTCATCGATTCGCTTGCACAGAGCTGCGATCCCATAAGGGTAACCAGCAGCTTGTACCAAAGCGTCTTTTTGAGCCGGATTAACGGGTGGCAAAAAGTAAGAATAACATTCCAATTTGGAAGAAGTGGGATCGGCGACTTCGAAATCGTCGCACATTTTGGTGAAAACATTGATCTCTATATCGTTATTGGCTACAGAATTAGGAACTGTAAGCTCATTCACGACATACACAGATAAAACACCATTCGCAGCACCAGTCGGTGGACCTGTTATGGGTGTAGTCTTGTGCGGAGGAAAGAAGAGACCAGGAGTGTCAGAATAACAATAGCCCAACTGATTTCCCCAACCAATCTTCACAGTGCAGTCCTTCTCTTCAGCGAGATCCAGTATCCATGTATAATTAGTCACATATTCATTAGTTGCAGGAAAATAAGGATCCCATACAATTTTAATGCGTCCCTTGTGGTATTGTGAGGCAACGATCTGGAATCTAAATTCCATAGAACCGCGCCAATACATAAAAGGCACAGATACCCAACAAGAGGGTGTCATGTGAATCTCTGAAGGAGACGAAGCTGAATTTTCCGACCACATAATCGGAGTGACTTCTGAATTCCATAACAGTTGTTCTGAATTAGCTGAAATCTTCCAAGGGAAGCTGGTAACATAGGACTCGCGACATGCGAGAGGCGTAATGGCGAGTTCATCAGCGGAACCAAGTCCAACTGTACGCGGATCAATCGTAACCTCCTGTTTCGCATCTAAAGTTAATCTCTGAACGGAATCTGGGACATTAGTGTTAGCTAAGTTGCCAACATATGTAGGTTTATAAGGAACGATATCACTTAATATAGCAGGACGAGAGTAGCCGAATATTTTGGCAGTGGCTGCAACAGCGGACGCAGCAATCTCTGTAGCTCTAGCGTACGGAGCCAAGAGAGGAGCGGAGCGTAATGCTCCGGCCCATCGGGAAACCAAAGAAGCTGGTCTCGATATAGGGCCTGTGCCATATTCATCGGCTTGAGGATCAAGTGGTTCTTCTCCACATTGAGGTGATAAAGCAATTGGATTGTTTGCAGTAGGCATAGACAATGTAATATCTTCTGCCCACGCAAAAACGGAAATAGTGACGCGATCGGTTGCGCCATTTGCGTGTTTGAGGTCATTAATAGATTGGAGAGTCATTTCTCCCATCTCTCTCCACTCATTCTCGGGAATCGACAAAGCATTCTTAAAGAAAAAGAATGGTAAAACCATATCTCCTCCTTGAG